TATCCTGTTACACAAGGACACACACTGGTTGTTCCTAAACAAAACACAGAAGAAAACATTTTAAAATGTTTTAACTTTGCTCTTACAATGGGCAATGATAATATACGTTCAGAAAATAATAATATCACAGGTTATAACGTTGGAATCAATATGGGCGAGAGTGCAGGACAAACTTGCTTTTATCCACACGTTCATTTAATTTTCCGTCGAGACGGAGATATGGAAGACCCCGCAGGTGGTGTTCGCGGAGTTATTCCAAGTAAACAAAAATACACCAAGAAAGAAACAAATCAAACTGACATGTTTGAAGAACAATGACCCGTAGGGTGTTAAAGGAGAAAACAATGGCTAAGGAATATAATCGAGACAATATGATTAATGCTATCAAACAGCATGCAGAAGGACATATTGCAAAACACGCAATGAACGTAGAAGTCTATTTAAAGAAGGCAGCAGGAATCGGCGAGCACCCAGACATTTTGGATGCTATCGAAAAGGAACTTAAAGTAATTGCAGAATATCACGATCAACTTGAAGTTCTTAACAAATACTTTATTGATTAGGAAACGCTATTTTGGCACACACTGTAACAGTTGAAGAAGATCCAGATACAGGTGATTTGGTTCTTCCCATTCCAACAGATTTGCTTAATCAAATGGGTTGGGATATCGGAGACGATCTAGTTTGGTCGGACAATTTTGACGGGTCATTTAGTTTACATAAAAAGGTTGACAAAAGTGACTAGAAAAGGTATAATAGTATTATGATAGCAACAGATAAGAAATATTACTATAGTGAAATCTTTCACAGCATTCAAGGTGAAGGACACTACACAGGTGTGCCTACTGCTTGGGTGCGTTTCTTCTTATGTAATCTACAGTGTAATGGATTTGGACAGATTGATCCTCGTAATCCTGACACTTATGATTTGCCATTTGAGCAATTTGATACTAGCACAGTAAAACGTGTAGAAGACTTGCCTGTATGGGATAAGGGTTGTGATAGTTCTTATACTTGGAGCAAGAAGTTTAAACACTTGATGGGACAAAAGACTGCTGTAGAATTAGCACAACAGATTATAGATACTATTAAGACAGATAGCAATCCAGAAGGATTGTTTCGACATCCTGTAACAGGACAAAGACAACACTTCTGTGTTACAGGCGGTGAGCCGTTGATGAAACACGGACAAGAAGCATTCATTGGTATCATGCGTGAATTTAAACGCATGGGTAATATGCCTGCCAGTGTTACATTTGAAACTAATGGCACACAAGCACTTACACAACCATTCATGGACTATTGGACTACTGAAGCAGATGATGAAATCGAACTGTTCTTTAGTGTAAGTCCTAAATTATGGAGTGTAGCAGGTGAAGCAGGCAAGAAAGCAATTAAGCCTGAAGTTGTAGCACAATACAGAAAGTTGTCAAGTAAAGGACAACTAAAGTTTGTTGTTGGCAGTGAAAAACATCAATGGGTTGAGATGGAAGATGTTATCTCACAATTTAAAGCACAGGGGGTAGATTATCCTGTATGGGTTATGCCCGTTGGTGCAAGAGAAGAAGAACAAACAGCAACAGCAGGTGCTGTGGCTAAGATGGCATTTGAACGTGGATACAATGTGGCAGCAAGAGTGCATGTATACTTGTTTGGTAATGCTATCGGAACATAAGGATAAATTATGGACTTTATAAAGAAAATGTTTAAGAAGAAAGAGCCTGATACTAGTAAACCTGGCCTTTCAGAAAAACAAAAAGCAACTATGAAGAAGGAACCGTGGGTTAGTGTATTGAATACACACGTGAATAAAGAAAATGTCCGAAATGGCTTCTTTGAGCTTGACTGGAACGACCATTTCATTATACAATTAAAGAAAGAAGGATACGGAGTTGAAGGTGATAAGCATGAAGAAATTGTTGATCGTTGGTTTAGAGAACTCTGTGCAAATGTAGTAGTCGATGGTGACTACGGAGGACCGTTGGATACCGGGTCTTTAGATGTCGGTGCCGTTAAAAGAGAAAATGAGTAAAATGACACATATATTAGTTGATACAGCGAATACATTCTTTCGTGCAAGGCATGTAATTAATGGAGATGCCGACATTAAGTTGGGCATGGCATTCCATATTACGCTCAACAGCATTAAGAAAGCATGGCAAGACTTTAATGGAACACATGTTGTATTCTGTTTAGAAGGACGTAGTTGGCGTAAAGACTATTATGAGCCTTATAAGCGTAATCGAAGTGACGCTCGTGCAGCACTGACTGAAAAACAACAGGATGAAGAAACTGTATTTTGGGAAGCATTCGATACATTTAAAGATTTTGTGACTGACAAGACTAATTGCACAGTATTACAGCATAATCAATTGGAAGCAGATGACTTAATTGCTGGTTGGATACAACAACATCCAGAAAGCGATCATGTTGTTATTAGCACAGATACAGATTTTCAACAGTTAATTGCACCTAACGTAAGATTGTATAACGGTGTGCAAGAAGTTACATCAACACACGAAGGCTTTTTCGATAAGAAAGGACTTCCTGTAATTGATAAGAAGACTAAAGAGCCTAAGCCTGCTCCAGATCCTGAATGGTTATTATTTGAAAAGTGTATGCGTGGTGATACTAGTGATAATGTGTTCAGTGCGTATCCGGGTGTGCGTAAGAAAGGCACCAAGAACAAGGTTGGTCTTACTGAAGCATTTGCTGATAGACAGACTAAAGGATTCAATTGGAACAATCTAATGCTACAGCGTTGGAATGATCATAACGGTGAAGAGCATCGTGTGTTAGAAGATTATGAAAGAAACAAAATTTTGATAGACTTGTCTGCACAACCAGAAGATATTAAAAAGATTATAGTTGACACAATTGATACTGCAACATCGGCAGATAAAAACGTAAGTCAAGTTGGTATTAGGCTAATGAAATTTTGCCATCTATATGATCTTAAGAAAATTTCGGATCAAGCGCAAGCATATGCAGAACCATTAAATGCGAGGTATACGGTATGACAAACATAAGTGCAAAACCCATTATTGATAATAAATTTTGGATTGTAGAGAACGAAGGTGTTAAAGTTGGAACACTTAGAAAAAATGAATTTTCACAATTTGTTTTTTCAAACGAAGAAGGTGTAGTAGTATATCATAGTAAGAAAAGCATTACTAATGAATTTGGTGACGACTTTTTTGTTGCTAAAATTATTAAGGAAGCAGATAATTCTAATCCTAAAGAAGTCCACGGATTTGGAACTAGCACAACTCCACACAATGCAATGTATGACATTCAAAAGAAACTACCGTTGTTTACAAAGAGCAAGGATTCAAAGAGTCTGTATTGTGCAGGTTATTATGTAATACGATTTGAAAAGGGTTGGGTCAAGAGTTTTTGCCCTAAGTTAATTACTCTACAGCGTTATCAATATAAAGGTCCATTTAAGACTGATCTAGAAATGAAACAGGTGTTATCAAGTGTCAACAAATAATGTTCCTGTTAATCTAGTAACAGTTCAAAGGCTGCTACAGCGTGTGGCAAGTGCTGAAAAATCACAGCAGAAAGAGATCCGAATCAGCATAGAAGAAGCAAGAGCACTGGTTAGTGAACTTGCACTGCTTACAACTAAATTAGGTTCTACAGTAGCAGAAATACACACATTACTCAAGGATCTACAGAAGTCAACTACAGATGTTGATGTTAAGTTTGACGGAGGTTCCTTCTAGAAAGGATAAATATATACGTAGTTAACTAGGAAATACGTATATATGAGTAGACCAAAACCAAAAATAATTCTTGAGCATACTAATCGAGAGAACTATAAAGTGGAACAAATTCTAGAAAGTGAAGCCATCTGGGCTGTCTTTTATCAGAACAAACCCTTTAATCTTAAGAGTGGTAGTGCAGTAACTAGTTATCCAGGACCTAAGTATAAGAAGGTATCGTTTTCAAATCCAGGGCATGCAAGGAATCTAGCAAAGAAACTTAATAGACTTTTTAACACAAAAGACTTTTCAGTATTCAAACTTTCGTCAGGGGAAAAAGAACAGTGAAATGGATGTTAAAGACAACTACACAAAAATTTTCATAAAAGCAGCCGATTTAGATATTCCGGATGAGGATATCAAAAATAAAAGAACACAATGGTGGTGGAATGTTCGTAGCAAGGATGACGGCGGATTAAGGCTGACCGATCAAGCAATTAAATTTATAGAGAATGTTGCCAAAATTAAAACCTATAAGATAAATTTTCCAAAAGACTTTTCTATTACTCCACAAGTATTATTATGGCTTGACAATTTTATCGAATCGCCATACTATATTACTAAGCGTTCGATAACCGTATTAAAGGAAAAGGCTGCGTTTGAACTATATCTTTTTAGCGGAGATGTCCAAAAACTAGGATATAACAAGGCTCTATCCAAAAGATTAAGCCAAGAATCGTCAGAGTTATAGTAGTAGTTAATAAATATTTGCATGTTAGAACTTAATCCACTTGACGTTTTAAATTCTAGGCAGTTGGAAACATTGCCTCCGCATTTCTGCAAAACTAAAATTGATAGTGCAGAAAGAACAGATTATAAA